TCATCCGACAAGCCTTATACCTCGAATACCATCTCCAAGCATATTTCCACGATCCGCAGCCATTACAAAATCAGCCCACCACTGCATCATCGGGCGGCGCTGCTCAAGGTAATCGCTTCGGTTATAGGCTCGACGTACTTCATTCTTGTCAACATGGGCAAGCGCAGCCTCAATCACATCGGGTGGAAAGCCTTGCTCATTAAGAGCAGTGCTTGCGATAGATCGCAGACCATGTGACACGAGGATACCGCCGAACCCCACCCTCTTAAGCGAAGCATTTACCGTTTGGCTGTTCATTGGCTGAGTGGGCTTCAAACGACTTGGAAAAATGAATTCCCGGTTGCCACTTAACGGTTTCATCATCTCTAATACAGCAATTGCTTCATCTGACAATGGGACGGTATGGTCACGGTTCATTTTCATACGTGATGCAGGGATCTTCCACTCTCGCGAATCCATGTCTATCTCTTCCCAACGAGCCTCTGCCGCTTCGGCAGGGCGGGTGATGGTAAGAAGTTGCCACATGAACAGGCATCGTGTTGAAAGACTAATGCTAGCCGTTCGCATCGTCTGCATTAACTGAGGTAACTGATCGGGACGAATGCTGGGCATGTTTTTCTTCTGCGGCTTCTCGAATGCCCTGCCAATATTGACGCTAGGAACAGCATCAATCAGCCCTGTGTTCTGGGCATAGATCATGACCTCATTGATGCGCTGGCACAGGCGACGGACGGTTTCCAGTGCTCCTCTGGCCTGAACCGGTTGAACGGCCTGAACCAAGGTATGAGCTTTGATATCTGTAACGCTGACGGCACCAATCGCAGGAAAAACATCTCTTTCCAGAGATCGCCAAATGTCCGCTGCATAGTCCTCGGTCACGCTGGCTTTCTTCACATTCCACCAACGTTCTGCCACGAGTTGGAAAGTATTAGTTTTGGCTTCAAGTGAGCTGCGTAATTGTTCTTCCTGATGTTCCTGGGGATCGATTTGTTTTGCCAGGAGTGAGCGGGATTCTGCCCGATAGCTTCGAGCATCGGCAAGCGTAACTGACGGGTAGGGGCCTATGCTCTTCTTTGCTCGTTTCTTGGTGACAGGACGAATGTAGCGAAACTGCCAGATTTTACTCCCGCTGGATTTGATGAGTAGCTCAAGGCCATCGCCATCATAGAGAACGTAGTCCGCTTCTTTGGGTTTAGCTGATTCGATTTCCTTAACGGATAGAGGTTTGGTTTGTCTTGCCATTGCCGGGTTTCCATAGTTTTAGGCACCTCAAAACAATATAGCTTTATGAGGTGCCTAACAAGGTGCCTAAAAGGTTCGGATTTAATCAGTTCTCTTCGGACTTCGCGGGACAAATTGAAGGCACAAAAAAGCCCGCAGGGCTTACGCCGTGCGGGCTCTTAGGACTTCATCGGATGACTCTGGTAATCACCGATGGAGAATTTTGGTGGAGCTGGCGGGAGTTGAACCCGCGTCCGAAATTCCTACATACCATTTATATTATAATGAAAACAGGTGGTTACGTTTAAAAACAATGTGTTAGTGTTACTTGGTGTTTGTCAGTTTTATGCGTTTTTAATCTTCTGTCGCCAAAGTGTCGCCAGTTTCAATTACTTTGTGAGTGGATAGATCAACCAATTTTGCTTCGCTGTAATCGCCTTGCGCCACGTATTCCAGAAAATCTAACCAATCGTGATAGATGCCTGGTCCGATTTTGACTAGCGAATCGTCAAGAGTGAAATACTTTTTCACATCTTCTCCATAACACGTATCGAGATAAGAGTGTGTTACAGTTTCCAGGGCGAGTAGGCATTTATATAATGTGTTAAATTTGAAAAAAATGGACCATAACTGATAATTTTTATCATCATCATTAAAAATAAAAGAATTATCACTGTGGTATCCACCTAAACATAAATGCTTGCAGGTCTTAACATAAGCCTTAGTTAACCCTATGTAACTAATTATTCTTACGTTTCGGTTTTCTGGTTTGTGAACTTTTCTTAATTCTTTATTGATCTCTATCCAGTTGCATTTTAATTCGTAAAGAAAATCTTCGTTTATATTTAAATTGTTACCATTTACTGGCTTAGGATTATCATATGATTTTCTGTAAAGCTCTAATGGATATTTTACATATAGCTTGTAGTTAATGATTATTTTCGAGATGGCGTGGCTTCTTTTAGTCTCCCTTATATCTTCCTCAATATTTTTGCCTTCTATTTTAGAATATAGTTCTAAATGGAATTTTCTATGATTAATATAAAAGTCTTGAAGGTTTTTTTGCTGTGCCTCCATAATTTGTTTTTCTGTTTGAATGGTTCTATGTATATTGTTAACAATTGCTGCCAAAGGAACAGAGGAAGCCAACAGGAGAAGTGGTAACTTGGTTATATCAATGAAGTTAGCAAAGCCATCGGAAGAGAAATTTATTCCATGACCCATCCACGACCAAATCCCATAAATTAGGAATGTATGGAATGGTAACAATATGGAAGTTAAGAATAATGGTTGTTGTAACAAGCTTTTCTCATCTAAATTCAACCATTTAAACCACCAAAGTATAAAGAATAAAACTATGGATGATATAATGCTAAGAGATAAAAAATAAACAGGGTGATTGCTGATTATCAGACCTATTTCCGCTGCTGTAATGGCTAATATATAACATATGATGATGATTGCTTTTGTGCCTTTGGTCATTGTCATTCCTTTGATAGCAGCGAGGTTAATGGGTTTTTTTTCACGGCATCCTCTAGGTGGTCCGGTGAAAAGTGCGCATAGATCATTGTCATCTTTATATCGGCATGTCCCAATATATCTTTAAGAACAAGTATGTTTCCGCCATTCATCATGAAGTGGCTGGCGAATGTGTGCCGCAACACGTGGGTACATTGACCATCTGGCAGATCGATTCCTGCACGCTTCACCGCACGCTCAAAAGCTTTTCTGCATGGCGTGAATAACTTCCCTCTGTTTTTGGGGAGTTCGTCATACAGATCTTGAGATATCGGCACGGTACGGTTTTTCTTGCCCTTCGTCTTGGTATAAGTGATGCGGTATTTTGATAACTGATGGCCTTGAAGGTTTTCAGCTTCACTCCATCGTGCGCCAGTGGCCAGGCATATCTTTGCGATCATCAACAGGCTGGGGCTTTGAGACTCCGCACAGGCATTCAGCAGGCGTTTGATTTCTTCCGGTGTAAGAAACGCCAGCTCACCCTCTGCGATCTTAAATGTTGGTAGTCCGGCGAGCGGGTTAGGCGCTGACCAGTGGCCAAGCTTTTTCAGTGTGCCAAAAACAGAAGATAAGTTACGTTGCTCAAGGTTTACCGTCCGAGGTTTTACGGGCGACATTAACGTCCCATCCTCGCTTCTTACTTCCCCTTTAAGCCGCGCTTCCCGGTATTTAGTAAAGTCGCCGGCAGTTAGCTCTGAAGCTATCGGATTACCGAGGCCGTTACATATGATGTTCAATTTTGCCATCAGGCGCTTAGGGTCTGCGAGAGTCTGCCCGTACAGCGAATGCCATTGTTCAATCACTTCAGATAAACGACGGCGATCTTCTTTCTCCCCTAACCATGGTTTTTTATTCACTTCATCCATAGTGAAGTTTTCAAACGCTATGGCTTCGCCTTTTGTCGCAAACTGCTTACGGACACGCTTACCTTCGCGTCCGTTCGGATAGCATTCGCACAACCATTTCCCGTTAGATTGCTTTCTTACAGTCATCTCAAATGCTCTTAATCATCCTGACCGCTCGGCCCATGACATCAATTTCATCCAGTGAGCATTCAAATGAAGATTCCCCCTGAGTAACAACTAAACGGTTACCAGGCAGGCGAGTGAGTTTAGCAATGCTCTTGATACCGTCGATATCAACGAGCCACAGACCATTAACCGCCGGCGTTACGCTATGGTCAATTAAGTAAAAACCATCTTCGGCACTAACCAGTAGCGGTTCGATAATATCTGTTGGAATCAGACTGCTATCCAGAATGACCTTGCCATCCTCAACCAAAACTCCACCATGTAACTTAACCTTATCAATTTCAGGGGCAACTACTTCTGAAAGGTTTTTGATATCAGCTGAGTTCACATAATCAGTACTTGGTTTTTTGTCTGATTTATCTCCTTGCCCAGTCGCTAACCAAAGCAGCGAGACTCCTGTCTCGAGGGCGCATTGAATCACCCACTCCGCAGGAAAACTATCCCTTAAGTATCTGTTTGCCATAGTGCTTTTAGACACCGACAGATGGTCACAAAGCTGCTGTCGGGAGCTGAAGTTATAAGCTTTGATAAGCCGGTTAATCGCATCCCGGCCACCGCTGTCGTTGCCAACCTTGATAGATCTCATAATCAAAACCCTTGACGTTTACAAAAAGCGATCTTAGTATCCACTCAAGGTTTGAAAAACAAACCTTAACTTTATAAAACGAGATAAAACGGAACAAAACTAAGAGATACTGCCTTATGAGCACTGATATATCAATTTGTGTACTTAAAGAGTTTGCGACGCCTGCCGAGTTCGCAGAATGGGAAGGTATCTCCCGTGGCTCGGTGTATCAAAAAATTCATCATGGGAAACTGGCTAAGTACATAGTTCCAAAGATAAAAAATAAAGATCATGTGCGTATTCGTTATCTTGCTTATAAGGCAGATCAGGTACGCGAATCCTTAGGACACTCTAACTTCAGAATTGTTGTTGGGTAACTGGTCCCATTTTGAGACATAAAAGGATTTACAGCATGTTTGATTTTCGCGTTTCCATACATCCGCATTATGACGAAGCATGCCGCGCTTTTGCTGCACGCCATAACGTTACCAGCCTGGCAAAAAAGGCCGGTATAAAGCCGCAGACGCTAACCAATAAGCTCAACCCTGAGCAGCCGCACGAGTTGACGGCAAAAGAAATTATGTTGCTGACCGATATCACGGAAGACTCGACGTTGGTTGACGGTTTTCTCGCGCAAATGCATTGCATGCCTTGCGTGCCGGTTAATGAGCTGGCAACTGAAAAGCTGCCCGTCTATGTCATGAAAGCGACGGCCGAGGTAGGTCAGTTAGCAGCTGGGGCGATTTCTTCCGAGCACATGACCCAGTGTCGCAAAAGCTCGCTGGTAACGAATGTTAACACGGGGATTCGCTGCTTATTCCTTGCGGCTCTCGCAGTTCAGCATCGCATACAGGGAAGCCCGGCCGTCGCAAGTGCTGTTGATACCGTTAGCGGCATTGGCGCCACGTTTGGCCTGATGTGAGGTGAAGCATGGAGCCCTCTTTTGCTTCACTGTTAAAAAAACAAAGCCCGTCCATGCATTACGGACATGGCTGGATAGTCGGTAAACAAGGTAAGCGCTGGCACCCGAGCTGCGATCAGTCGGCATTATTAAACGGCCTGCGCAACAGCGCTAAACCTTCACTGGTGAGCCGGATAAAACTTTTTCTGGAGTCGGTATGAACCAAAACACCATATCAGCTCCAGTTAAGCCAGGTGCGCAGCCGTTTAATAATGCCCGTTGTGAAGAAGCCCGACCGGAGAAAATGACCGGTATGGAATGTTTTGCACGGTTTCATCATCAGTTAAAGGCGACGCAAAACGGGGCGCTGCGTAATTTCAACAAGCTTGACGATAACTTTAAGTTTGTCGTGATGACGCTGGCTAACCGCATGGAGCCGGGAACATTCAAAAGCGATGAGGTTGGAAAACCGTTTGAATATTTCGACCAGCCCCGCCGGTTAATGCTTATCAGGGCAATGAATGAAATAACGCGATGGGGCGATATTCTGCCGCGCCGTTTCTCGCTGCATGAAGCTGTTTTACCCGAGTAAATAACCCGTAAAGAAATTAATGGCGTAAACCCGCCGGGCATTTTTTTGCCCAAATTCAGGAGAAAGCAATATGCGTAATATGCAGACACGTAAAACTCAAACCGGCCCTGACGATGCGGGGCTGGTTTCGATGCTGTCCGAGGCACGTCTGGATGAGCGTCGCGGTCGCGCTGATGTGATGGCCTCCCGCCTCGATAACCTGGCCGATCACATTGCAAATGGTCGGTTGTCCAGTACCGAGGCCGCCGAGCTGCTGCGCGATGAGGCGGTGAAGATTGTCAACGAAGCGCAGGAGCTGCACTGATGGCCGATGCAATGGACCTTGTACAGCAGCGCGTCGAGGAAGAACGCGAGCGCCATATTAACAAAGCGCGCAGCCGACAGGCTGTGCCTTCTCGTTTCCTCTGCGAATCATGCAGCGCGCCTATCCCTGAAGCGCGCCGCGCTGCATTACCGGGCGTTGAGCTTTGCGTGACCTGCCAGGAAATAACAGAGCTGAAATCCGCGCATTACCGGGGCGCCGTATGAGACCGGGCAGCCGTAAACCACTGCGTGACGGGGTGTGACGGTGCCGGAATTTTTGCACGCATGGAACGCGCCACGCGAGGCCATCGCCAGCCCATATCTGACCTATGAACAGGAGCGCCGCCGCGATCGGATGATTGCGGCGCTGCTGCATGCGCGTAACGAGCTGGAAAAGCAGCCTGACCTGGTGCGTTACGGCGTGCGCCGTCGCGCCGACGAGCTGGAGCGCGAGCACGATGTTCAGCGAGCTAATGCCTTTCTGGTGAATTTCACCCGGAGGGCATTACCGCGCCTTGAACTGGTTGCGGCGAAATATCGTATCAAGGCCATTTCGCCAGATGTGGCCCTGCCGGTTTTTGATGGCCGGGATGATGATGTGTCGGCCCGTTACCTGACAACCCGGCTTGTGAACATGACCGCCCGCTATAACCGTCTGCCGGATATGTCGAAAGCAGACATTGAACTGCTTGCCGGTGATATTGCCAATTTCATCGTTGCTGAATTAGGCACCGTTGAAATCCAAGAGGGCAGCGAGTTAAAGGCGCTGCACGCCTCGTACATGTGCGCCGCGCGTATTACCCGCCATTTCAGAAGCGAACCGCCTCGGTGGGAAAGAATTACTACCAAATACGTAACCGCTAAAGATGTCGGCCCGGCGGTGTTGCGCATGACGGAAGAAAAATGGTGGAAAGGCCGCCTTCGACGCGTCGCCGCAGAATGGCGCGAGCATCTGCACATCGCGCTCGGGAACGTCAGCAAGAAGCGCAGCGCGTATGCCAGCAAAAGCTGTGTGAGTGACTGGCGCGAACAGAAGCGCCGCACCCGCGAATTTCTCAAGGGAATGGAACTGGAAGATGAGGTAACGGGTGAGCGTATCAGCCTTATAGGTAAATACGACGGTAGCGTCGCCAACCCGGCGATCCGCCGTTGCGAGCTGATGACCCGTATTCGCGGCTTTGAAAATATCTGTAACGAGCTCGGCTATGTTGGCGAGTTCTACACGCTGACCGCCCCGTCTAAATTCCACGCCACCACAAAGGCCGGATACCGTAACACCAAATGGAACGGCGCAAGCCCGGCTGACACACAGCGCTATTTAACCGGACTATGGGCGCGCGTTCGCGCGAAGCTGCACCGCGACGATATTCGCATATTTGGTATTCGCGTCGCCGAGCCGCACCACGACGCCACGCCACACTGGCATATGCTGATGTTTATGCTGCCGGAGGATGTCGATCGCGTGCGCGCCGTGATTACGCGATATGCCGGTGAAGAAGACAATCACGAGCTTAAAAGCGAGAAGGCTCGCAAGGCCCGCTTTCACGCTGAAGCTATCGACCCGGACAAGGGCAGCGCCACCGGCTACGTGGCGAAATACATCAGCAAAAATATCGACGGTTACGCGCTTGATGATGAGCGCGACGACGAGAGCGGCGAAATGCTCAAGGAAACCGCGCCGGCGGTATCGGCATGGGCGGCACGCTGGCGTATTCGTCAGTTTCAGTTTGTGGGCGGTGCGCCGGTGACGGTTTACCGCGAACTGCGCCGGATGGCCGACGCTGAAACAGCGAAAGGGCTTAGCGTGGAGTTTGCGCTTGTGCACGATGCCGCTGATGCGGGTGACTGGGCAGGCTACGTTAATGCCCAGGGCGGCCCGTTTGTGCGCCGTGATGAGCTTCAGGTGCGCACCTGGTACGAAAGCACGGACGCGGTTAACGAATACGGCGAAGAGTGTGTGCGCATTCGTGGGGTTTACGACAAAGAAGTCGGCGACTGCACGCCCATTATTACGCGACTCACGCAGTGGAAGATTGTTGCTAAACGGCCGCAGGCCGAAGGTTTTGAAGTTAAGGGCGCTTCTGCGCCCTCTCGGAGTTCTGTCAATAACTGTACGCCGGAGGCCGGGCCAGATCCTGCAGAAAGGCTGCCGGTTGATCTCACCAGGCCATTAACCCGCCGCGAACGCCGGCAACTGACTGACCGGTTGAGAGAAAGAAAAGCGGTGAAACGGCGAACCTTTAACCATGCCACCGAAAAAAACGCGGCAGGCATCGCCAGAACAATAGACGAGATCCAGCTTTTAACCGGTGAAACCCTTAGCCCGGGGCAAGCCCTGTCGCTTATGAGCGGGGCGAAGATGTGCATTAACGGGAAATGGTGCAGGGGATCGGGCTCTGGAGAAATATTTGCTGCGCGCGGGCCAAAGCCTGTACTTAGTGAGGCCCAATATAAGGCGAGAGCGGAGCGGGTTTTAGCGAAGTTTAACGCTATCAGGGCGGTTGGCTAATGCATGCACTAACTCATGATTCGCGATAGTTGCGCTTAAAAATTACATCAGAATCATCCTCTTGAAACCGGAAAAAGGTTTACAACTTCCTGAGTGTTATATACTGTATTTATATACAGTATTTTGTTCAGTAGTTGATGTCAGGAGGGAAAATGCAAGAGTGTTTCTGGGAGTCGGTAAAACTTCAGCGTATTGATTTTTTTATGAAACTGGTAGCTGCCAGCGACTGCAACGATGAAGAAAAGCGGCTCGCTATCCAGTGGGTTTCTGAGCTTACCGATGAGCTGATGGCAAAAATCCGCAACCATGATTATGCCTGCTCCATAGATGACTCTTCGCGGTAACGAGGAAACGGAAATGCATTTGTAAATACAGCGCTAACGCTCTTGAGTTAAGCGGTTTTAGTCCGGTCGAAGATAAAAGCGAGTGATGAGCATTCTGGCATAGTTTGGTCATACGACAGCTGGATGCACTGAGTTAAAGCCGAAGCCGGCAAGGTAATTTCCTGCCGGCTTCGGCGTTGAACAACGAGCAAAGCGAGGCGTTAGGCAATGGCGGGAAGCGACGCAAATTACCAGATAGTTTACCGGGGTGATAACCTCGAATGCTTTCATTCCAGCGGCTGGGTTTTCTTTCAGCGATCCAAAAAGGTAGGCGGAGGTTTCTAGCTCGGCAGGACTTAAGATTTTGTTTTCATGATCGAGCAGTTGCGCCCCGTTTCACTTCATGAATGTATTATTTACTTGCAGCAGTTGAAGTTTGAAAGCGCTTCTTTCTCAAAATTTTTGCACTGACTATCATACCTTATGAGCTTTTTCTTATTTACATGCGTATAAATACAGTAGATTAGCTAACTTAATGTATGTAAAATCGGCGCATTTTCATTTCAAGGAAGCTCACCATGTCGACCGAAACTCAGTCAGTAACAATCATTTATGAAGGCGAAGCACTTGATAACCACAAAATGGATATCATCGCTTTCGCTGAAAGCCTTAAGGGTTTAGGTGAAGCAATTTATATTGCTGACAGCTTGATTAATGGTGAGGGTGGCATTGAAGTAAACATTGATGCAGATCTAATCGCAGGTTCTTTTGGTTTTGAAATTGAAGTTAAACAAAAGATTAAGAATGCCAAGGACATCTTGCAGCTGTTGGGCCTATCTGCAGGAAAAGCGCTTATTGGTACTGATAATGTAATTGAAATTTTAAGAAGACTAAACGGCCGGAAAATCGACATAGTCGAAACGGGTGAGCCTGGCGGTGAGGTAAAACTTTGGGTAGATGGTGAAGAAATCACCTGTTCTGCTGATGTCGAAAAAATAGTCAACTCTCCTGAAATCAGGAAAGCCGTAGACTCATTTATCAGGCAACCTCTTTTGCAACCTGGTATCAATAGTTTTGGTGTTAAGAAAGAACGTAAAGATGACGATAAGATCTTGGAAGTTCAGAAAGCTGAAGCAGACGAATTTAAATCTCCAAAAGTGCTTTTTGAGGTAAGGGAAGAAGAAGATGAATTCGATACTTCTGTAACATTCCTTTCGGCCCATACTGATAAAAAGTCGGGATGGCGAGTTTCATTCCTAAATGAAATAAGAACAGTCCGCATGGAAGATGATGAATTCATGCGTTTACTAAAAAGAGAGGACGCCCCCCATATCTTTGGAGAGCTTTTTGCGGTAAAAATGAAGAAAATTACGCGAAATGCTGGCGGCGAGATCAAAGAATCTTATGCAATCGTCAAAGTTGGTAGGCAGTTTGGATAGGGTTAACTTGTTGATATCAATAAATAATAGGGAATTTTATGTCATATGATTTTGGCATAATTCTTAGTGCATTGGGGCTAGTATGCGCCGCTCCAGCTTTACTCTATGTATTTAGAGTGATAGTGCGCATTCTCATCTCTTTCTTATTGCCTCAACAGAATATTGAGGTGTCTTACACTAACAAAGATGGTGAAAAATTCTGTAAAAAAGTAAAAATCAACAAAAATGATGAAATTTTCAGAGCCTTAGATCAAATAGCAAAAACCAAGAAAGTTGGGAAAACCCATCATGGCTGATGAAGAAAAGAAAGAAGGTAGCCGTGCCGTTGGGGTTTTGGGTGGAGGAGGTTTGGGGACTTTCATTCTCCATTTTGCGCCCATGTTCAAAGACGAAACCAACAGAGAAATTTTTATAGCTGCAGTGCCTTTTATTTCTGTTGTGTTAAGCGAGATTTTTACATTTTTTTCTGCTTTGGTTTCTCTTGACGCTCAGTCTGTAAGGCTTCGAATCAGATTGAAGTTTTTGAAATGGCGTCTCTATTGGGCCAAAAAAAACAAGTCTGTCTCTGCAGAAATCAGGGGCTTAGCTCAGTGCAGATATGATGTTATCGTTGCTTTTGAGATGGGGGTTTATACCCTGGATTACCTAAAAGAAGTGCTTGCTAAACCACCTATAGCTACTCCTCAAGCGGCTACTGCTCCAGCGGCTACTGCTCCAGCGGCTACTGCTCCAGCGGCTACTGCTCCAGCGACTACTGCTCCAGCGACTACTGCTCCAGGGGCTACGCCGACAACTAATCCTGTGGTTGCGCCACCACCACCACCAAGCATTTAGTAGAATGCGTGCAGTTACTGCATGAATTCGCATGATCTCGTTAGAATAGTTTATGCCCCAGCCCGCCAGTAATGGCGGGCTTTTGCTTATGTCATGCAACTGCATTAAAACCGCCTGATGAAGCGGGCAGGCGAGGCGGGGATAGCATTGCGCGCTGCGGGGTGTGCACGATTTAAAATAATGTGCGCCAGCGCCTCGCTGTGAGGCGCTGCGCTGTCGGGGTGGATGATGAGGCGTGCGTGCTCATGCGGGGCGTGTGGTGCGTCTGAGCGCGTATGCGGCGGGGTGCGAAAAAGCCGCCTTTTGGCGGCCTGCTTTAATCGCTGCTGCCGTCCAGTGAGTAGGCTTTAAAGCGGATCACTTCCATTCCTGCCCAATGATTCACTTCCCTGATCCGGTCCTGTAACGGAATGAGCTCGTTACGCACAAACACCTTTGCCACCTTCTCGATATCGCCCAGGCTGCCGACGTTTTCCGGCTTACCGCCCATGAGCTGAAACGGGATGCGGTGCGCATCGAGCATGTCGGACGCGCTCACCTTTTTAATATTAAAAAAGTCGTCTTTGGTGGCGACCTCGCTCAACGGCACGATTTTAATCCCGTCGGGTTTGCCATTCGGCGCGTAGAAAAACAGGTTCTTAAAATTGCCGAGCCCTTTTGAGCTGCGCATCGCATCGCGCATCGCCTCAACGTCGGTGCTGCTCTGCGCCGCGTCGGTCACGTACATGATGTACCCCGCGTGCGCGCCGTTCTGGTAATACTTGCGGCGAAACAGCGTCGCGGATTCGTTCAGCCAGGCCGAGTTAAGCGCACTGAGATATTCCGGCATCCCGTAAAGCTCCTGGTTAATGTCCGGCTCAAGCAGGTGAAACACCGAGCCCGGTTCAAACTGCTGCGGCTGCGAAAAACCCGGCACCCACCAGTACACATCCTCCTCCACGCCGCGCCGCGTATATTTCGCCGGCGAGGCATCCAGCCTGATAACCTTGCCTGTCACGCTTTTTCGCGCCTCAAGAAAGGCATTACCGAACACCAGAAAATCCAGCACGAAGCGGCTGAAATCCTGCTGTGATAACAGCGGGTGCGGAATAAACGTGCTTGCCAGAATATTGCGCTTCACGTAAATCGGCGAGCTGTGATGCACGGCGGCGCGCAGGCTTTTTGCCAGGCCGGCGAAGCTGACGGGCGGCTCGTACCATTTGCCGTTACTGATGCACTCGACATAATCGAGAATATCGCGGCAGTCGAGCACCGGCGTCGGCTCGCCAAACGTGAAAGCTTCCATTTTTTGCGCGCCGGCGGTGATCGTGGCCGCGCGGTTATCGCGCTGGCGGTTTTTACGTTTACTCATCAGTAAAACTCCAGAATTGAAGATGATGCCTGGCCGCTCCCGGCGGTCAGCGGCTCGTTTAACAGGGCGTGCATGGTGGCCCACGCAACATCCGCATGACTCGCTTCCTCGCTGCGGCTTGCCTCATAGGTGGCGCTGCGCCCGCTGCTGGTCATGGTCTTGCGGATAGCCATAAAGGACTGTGTGATATCCGTGGCGCCGGCGTCGTACTCCAGACAGCCGCGGCTGATAGTGTCTTTTGCCTTCAGCACCATCGCGGTTTTGACTTCCGGGCTGTAACGGATTTCGCGCGCGGCAGGCCAGAAGGCGCGCACAAGCTGAAACACGCCCTGGCCGATGCCGGTTGCATCGATGCCGATGTACTCGACCTGGTATTTTTCAGTGAGCTCGCGGATGGCCTGCGCCTGGGTGGCGAAGTCCATGCCTTTCCACTGGTGGCGCTCCAGAATGCGGAACTTGCCGCCCGAGACAACCGGCGGCGCTAGCACCACGCAGCCGGCGGAGTCGCCGGTATGCGAAGGATCGTAGCCAATCCACACCGGACGCGAACCGAACGGGCGCGCTGCGAAGGGCGAGAAGTCTTCCCACTCCTCCAGGCTGTCGACCATGCAGCGTTGCAGCTCCTCGAACGGAAACACCGAAGCTTTGTCGTCGACGAACTCACACATGAAGAGATTGCGGAAATCCTCGGCGCTGTTTTCCCGCTTCAGCGCGTCCAGGTCGAACAGGTCGCAGCCGCCGGCGAGTGCGTCCTCGATGGTGACAATCTGGCGCCACTGACCATCCCCGCACAGCATGCCGCCGGCGAGCGCCGCGTGGCTGATATCGATATCCACGCGCTCGGCTGCTGAGGTGCGGCCCTTGTTGAAAAGCTCGCCAGACCAGAAAGGAAACGCGCCATGCCCGAGGGTGGAGGGCGTCGAGAAATAGGTCGAGCGCAGGTGTTTCTGCGACGCCATGCCCGAGGCGACCTTACGCAGCCGCTGGAAATTGGGTATCCAGAAAATCTCATCAACATACAGGTCGCCGTTATGGCTCTGTGCGGTGTTGGAGTTGGTGCCGAGAAAAATCAGCTTCGCGCCGTTGTTGCCGATGACAATCGGATCGCCTGACAGCTCAACATCCACCCGGCGCGCAAACTGGATGATGTACTCGCGAAACACATACGCCTGCGTTTTGGAGGCCGATAAAAATATCTGGTTATGACCGGTTTCCAGCGCGCGCAGCAGCGCCTCGCGGGAAAAGTAGAACGTGGCGCCAATCTGGCGCGATTTGAGAATGTCGCGGATGCGGTGCTCTAACCCGGCCTTGTGCCAGCGCAGCTGATAGTCGAAAGACTCCTCAAAAAAAATCTCCCTGAGTTTGTCGATGGCCTCCTCGCTGAAGAAATTTTTTTCGGTTTGCGGCGGTCGCCCTTGTTGCGGTTCGCCACGTTGGGATTTAAATCCGCCTCGTTGCCGGTCTGGCCGTAGCGGTTCACCCTGGCGAGGCGCTCCATCTGACGCGAGAGAAAATCCGCGACCTTAAAGTCGTGCGCGGTCAGCTCGGGCTTTGCATAAAGCTGAATCAGCCGCGCCTCAAGCGTGTTTTCGACGCGCTGAATGGGCGCCGTCTCATCCCATCCGTCGCGCTGCTTCCAGCTCTGCACGGTGGGGCGTTTGATTTTCAGCATTTCCGCGATTTGCGGCACGGAAAAGCCCTGCCAGTACAGCAGCGCCGCCTGTCGTCGCGGGTCGTTTAAAAGCGTGGTGTCGGTGGTGATGGTCATGAAAGCCTCGCCGTAAGTGGTACTCGGCAAGGCTACTTAAGCGCGCCCGGCGATTCGCTAAGGCGCTGTTGTGTGAAGGCTTATCCATCCGGGATTGATAGCGAAGGAAACGCGGCGCCGGGAAACTAACCCCGAACCCGTAACCCCACTATCAGGACTCCTGACAATGGCAAAAAAAGTCTCAAAATTCTTTCGTATCGGCGTCGAGGGCGACACCTGCGACGGTCGCGTTATCAGCGCCGGCGATATTCAGGAAATGGCCGCGAGCTTTGATCCGCGCGTTTATGGCTGTCGCATCAACCTGGAGCACCTGCGCGGCATCCTGCCCGATGGCGTCTTTAACCGCTATGGCGATGTGGTCGAGCTGAAAGCCGAAAAGATTAATGACGATTCCGCGCTTAACGGCAAATGGGCACTGTTTGCGAAAATCGCCCCACTCGACAACCTGGTCGACATGGTCGGAAAGGGCCAGAAGGTTTACACCTCAATGGAAATCCAGCCGAACTTTGCCAACAGCGGCAAATGTTATCTGGTCGGCCTGGCCGTGACTGACGATCCGGCAAGCCTCGGCACCGAATACCTCGAATTCTGCCGCACCGCCAAATCCAACCCCCTTAACCGCTTTAAAGCGAGCCCGGAAAACCTGATTTCTGCCGCTACCCTGGCGGAGCTGGAATTTGAAGACCAGCCCGAAACGGTTTTCACGGCGCTGACCGACAAGGTTAAAGCCATCTTCAGCCGGAAGCAGGCGAGCGACGATGCGCGCTTTAAAGACGTGCATGAAGCGGTAACCGCCGTCAGCGAGCACGTGCAGGAAAATCTGAGCGCCACCGAACAGCGTATCGCGGCGATGGAAAACGCCTTCAGCGTGCTGAAGCAGGACGTGACCAGCCAGACCACGCAGACCCGCCAGGCGCTCACCGACCTGAAAAGCACGCTCGACAACACCGAGAGCTTTACGCAGCCCCGCCGCACGCAGGCGACCGGCGGCGAAGGCGATTCGCTGTCGACCAACTGCTGACCGGCCGCGCCGGCACGCACACCCATAATTCACCTGACAACAGGAAAACCCATGCGCCAGGAAACCCGCTTTAAATTTAATGCCTACCTCTCCCGTATTGCCGAGCTGAACGGTATCGACGTCGGCGACGTGTCGAAAAAATTCAGCGTGGAGCCGTCGGTCACGCAGACCCTGATGAATACCGTGCAGGAATCCTCGGAGTTTCTGACGAAAATCAACATCGTGCCGGTGAGCGAACTCAAGGGCGAAAAGATTGGCGTCGGCGTTACCGGCTCCATCGCCAGCACCGCAGACACCGCGAATGGCCATGCCCGCGAAACCGGTGATTTCGCCGCGCTGGAGTCCAACAAGTACGAGTGCGATCAGATTAACTTCGACTTTCACCTGCGCTACAAAACCCTCGACCTGTGGGCGCGTTTTCAGGATTTCCAGCTGCGTATCCGCAACGCCATCATCAAGCGTCAGGCGCTCGATTTCATCATGGCCGGCTTTAACGGCGTGAAGCGTGCGCCAACGTCTGACCGCGCTGAAAACCCGATGCTTCAGGATGTGGCGGTGGGCTGGCTTCAGAAGTACCGCAACCAGGCGCCGGCGCGCGTGATGGGTAAGGTCACGGCTGAAAGCGGTGAAGTTGTGTCTGACGTGATCCGCGTCGGCAAGGGCGGCGACTATGAAAACCTCGACGCGCTGGTCATGGATGCCACCAACACCATGATTGCGCCGTGGCACCAGGAAAACCCGGACATGGTGGTTATCTGCGGTCGTCAGCTGCTGGCCGACAAATACTTCCCGCTGGTCAATAAGCAGCAGGATAACAGCGACCTGCTGGCCGCTGACGTCATTGTCAGCCAGAAACGCATCGGCAACCTGCCGGCGGTGCGCGTGCCGTATTTCCCGCCGGATGCGCTGATGATCACCACGCTGGAAAACCTCTCTATCTACTTCATGGATGAGAGCCACCGCCGCGTCATCGAGGAAAACGCGAAGCTCGACCGCGTGGAGAACTACGAGTCGATGAATATCGATTACGTGGTGGAAGACTACGCCGCCGGCTGCCTGGTGGAACATATCAAGGTTGGCACCTTCACCGCGGCCGCGCCGGACGTGAAGGAAACCGCAACGCCAGCGCAGGAAGGCTAAGCCATGACGAGCCCCGCACAGCGTCACATGATGCGGGTCTCGGCCAGTGAAACCGCGCAGCGGCAGGATAACCCGCTGCGCCATGCCACTGCTTACGAGCAGATGCTGGTTAAGCTGGCCGCCGACCAACGCACCCTTAAACAAATCCATTCCACCGAGCGCAAGGCGGAGAAAAAGCGCGAGCTGCTGCCGTTCTATCAGCCGTGGGTCACCGGCGTACTTGAGCAGGGCAAAGGCGCGCAGGACGACATTCTGATGACGGTCATGCTCTGGCGTCTTGATGCCGGCGACATTGCCGGCGCGCTCGATATCGCCCGCTATGCCCTGCGCTACGGCCTGACCATGCCCGGCCAGCACCGCCGCGCGCCCGCATACCTCTTTACCGAGGAGGTGGCGCTCGCCGCGATGCGCGCCCATGCCGCCGGCGAGGCGGTCAGCACTGCGCTCTTGACCGATACGCTGGCGCTCACGCAGGCCGCAGACATGCCCGACCAGGTGCGCGCGAAGCTGCATAAAGTCACCGGTCTTGTGCTGCGCGATGCCGGCGAGCCCGCCGCCGCGCTGGAGCATCTGCGCCGCGCGATGCAGCTCGACACACAGGCCGGCGTGAAAAAAGAGATTGAGCGCCTCGACCGGGAGCTGCAACCGAAACCCGCCAGGCCGGCGGCAAAGCCCGCCGCGCCCCGTAAAAAGACAACGCGATCCGCGACGCCCGCAAAACGCGGGCGCCCGAGGAAAAACGCCGTTTAACAGAATGCGCCACGCGCCAGGGCGGCACGCCGGTCAATGCGGGTTTTACCCGGTCTGCGACCGGCGTCCACCGCCCACCCTGACAGGAGAAAGTAATGATGCGGATTATCAGCGGCGAGGAGCAGCCTGGCGGGCCGGCAGACCTCACGCCGCCCGGTGATGAGCCGGTGATTAAAAACACCCCGTTTTTTCCCGACGTGGAGCCGAAGCGGGTCCGCGAGCTGATGCGCCTTGAGCAGACCTTTTCGCCGGCGCGCGTTCGCGAGGCCATCTGTGCCGGCATCGCTGAAACCAACGCCGAGCTGACGGAATACCGCCGCACGCAGCAGGCCGCCGGCTATAAGCGTCTTGCTGACGTGCCGGCGGATGTGCTCGACGGCGAAAGCGTGCGGATATTCCTGTATCTGCGTGCCGTCAGCGCGATGGCGACCGCTTCGCTTTACGGGCGCTATCGCGGCGCCGACGCCAGCGGCAAAGGGGATAAAAAGGCCGACAGCATCGACAGTACTGTCGATGAGCTGTGGCGGGATATGCGCTGGTCGGTGGCCCGCCTTCAGGACAGGCCGCACTGCATCATAGGGCAAATCTGATGAAAACCTTCGCGTTACAGGGCGACACCCTCGATGCGATTTGTGCGCGCCATTACGGGCGCACGGAGGGGGTTGTCGAGACGGTACTGACTGCCAATCCGGGCCTTGCCGAACTCGGCGCCGTTCTGCCCCACGGCACGGCGGTCGAGCTGCCCGATATCGCGCCGGCGCCCGCCGCTGAGAGCATCAACTTATGGGATTAACCATGGAAAAAATCAGCACCTTTTTAGCCTACTGGCTTTCTGTCCTGCTGGCCTTCTTCGGTGCCATGACGCCGCAGGACGTCGCCGCCTATTTCGGCATGTGCGGCGTCGCCGTCACGGTGGTCGTGAACTGGTATTACCGGCGCAAAGAGATGCTGTTTCGCACCGCGCGCAAAGAGGAGGTTATCCGTGAACTCAATCGTTAAACGCTGTGCCGTGGGTGCCGTGCTGGCGCTGGCCGCGCTGCTGCCCGATTACGGGCGCCTGCATACCTCACCGCAGGGGCTCGCGCTGATTGGCGATCTGGAGGGGTGCCGCCTCAAGCCCTACCAGTGCAGCGCCGGCGTCTGGACGTCGGGCATCGGTCACACGGCGGGGGTGGTGCCGACGCGGGATATTACCGAACGCGAGGCCGCCGTGAACCTGGTCGGCGACGTACTGAAGGTGGAGAAAGCGCTTGCGGTCTGCGCGCCGGTCGCCATGCCGCAGCCGGTTTATGACGCGGTGGTCAGCTTTTCTTTTAACGTCGGCCCCGGCGCGGCCTGCCGGTCAACGCTGATGGGGTTTATCAACGCGAAAAAGTGGGCGCAGGCGTGCGACCAGCTCCCCCGCTGGGTGTATGTCAACGGCGTGCGTAACGCCGGGATTGAAAGCCGCCGCACCCGTGAGCGGGCGCTGTGCCTGAAAGGAGCACTATGAAAACGCTGATCGTATTACTTCTGCTGGCGCTCGCCGGTCTGGTCTGGCTGGGGCGGGAAAACAGCACGCTCGCGCGAAGCTTTGAAAAGGCCAGCCGCGTAGCCGACGGGCAGAAAAGGCAAATCGGAATGCTGAAAAATCAGCTCAACGTGGCCGTCAGCCTGGCGGATAACAACGAGCGGGCGCAGGTGACGCTGCGCGGCCAGCTCGACGCCGCGCGCGAGGCGGCGCAGCGACAGGAACAGACCATCATGAGGTTACTCAATGAAAACGACGAATTTCGCCGCTGGTATCGCGATCATCTGCCTGACGCTGTGCGCCGGGTGCACCAACGTCCCGCCTGCGCCTCTGCCGGTCACTGTTTACAACGCCTGCCCGAAAGTGAGCCTGTGCCAGATGCCGGGCAGCGACCCGATCACTAACGGCGATCTGAGTGCGGATATCCGTCGCCTGGAGCGCGCGCTTGAGAGCTGCGCGCTTCAGGTGGAAGCCGTGAAACACTGCCAGGATGAAACTGATGAAAAAGCCCGAGAGCCTGCGAAAAGCCCTGACTGATGCGCTGCCGGTGCTGCGTACTAACCCGGATATGCTGCGCCTGTTTATCGACAACGGCCAGATTGCCGCCACGCTCGCCGCCTCGCTGTCGTTTGAAAACCGCTACACGCTGAATGTGGTCGTGACCGATTACACCGGCGATATTAACCTGCTGCTTGTGCCGGTCGCCGCGTGGTTACGGGAAAATCAGCCCGATATCATGACCACGGACGACGGCATGAAAAAGGGATTTACCTGGTATGCGGATATCAACAACGACAGCAGCGTCGACGTCAGCATCAGCCTGTTAATCAGCGAGCGCACGCTGGTTAAGGAGTTGGACGGCGCGCTGTATGTCTCTGACGTACCGGAGCCGCCGCTGCCGGAGCCGATCACGCGTCCGGCTGAGCTCTATATCAACGGTGAATTTGTGAGTCGCTGGCATGAATGATTTCAGCCCGTTTGAAAAGCGGCTTTCCGCGCTGATTGCCGCCCTGTCACCGGCGGGCCGGCGCCGGATGGCGCAGGATATCGCAAAAACGCTGCGCACCCGGCAGCAGCAGCGCATTAAGACGCAGAAAGCCCCGGACGGCAGCGCCTTCACGCCGCGACGGGAACAGCCCGCCCGCGCCAAAAAGGCCGCGTGAAACGCGAAATGTTCGCGAAGCTTCGCACCAGTCGTTTTATGAAAGCCACCGGCAGCAGCGATGCCGCCGTGGTGGAATTTACCGGTAAGGTGCAGCGCATCGCGCGGGTGCATCAGTATGGCCTGAAAGATAAACCTGGCCGCAACGGCAGGGCGGTTCAGTATCCGGCGCGCCCGTTGCTCGGGTTTGATGAGGCTGATCAAACTATTGTTAAAAGTATGATAATCGAATCTCTTGCCGATTAGTTACGTTGACGCTTCGGTAAAAAAATATTTTAGCCATAATGGAGGTCCCGTTATGGCTTTTGATTTTTTATTCGCTAATCTTAGTCTCGCGAGAGTGGATTTTTATTTGGGTTGGTTTATCTTTGTCAGATAGGTCTGTTTTGCAGTTGTTATATACAAAGCCGATAAAAATCAGCATTGCTATACTTGAAAATATCGTCCCCCAAAAGGTAGTGATCGTTGATAAGAAAAGGGAGGCCCAAACGAACATAGTGAAAAGTGCAATAAATTGATTTACCTTTGACACTGAAATGCTTTCAGATGAAAGTATGTAGTTTTTCCACTTCATTTTTCTTGCGTCAATATTATCTTTCTTATAAAGCACTGTTTTATATAACGGCCCTGTAACTTGGTTTTCTAAGCAGTCAATGTGGTACTCCCAATTTTCTTGCCAGAATTTACTTCCTTTATTTACTAAAAACCAGGCATAAGAAAAAACAAAGCCTGTAAATGCAATCAAAGACAGGTAGGCACTGTTAAGTTCTGTTTCTGTTTTTTTGGATGCCATAAGAAGGAAGCCAGCAAATATTGCAGCTATTATTGTCCAAAAATACGCTGTTCTTTTCCAGTAAAGTTCTATCTCGAATTTTCTGATTTCATGAGCCCTATCAAGGGCAAACTGATTTTTGTCGTTTTTGATTTTTCTGGCTTGTGCTTTTCTAATGCTAAAAGCTTTGTTGTATTCATTCTCTATCATTCTCTATTCCTTACTGGATTCTGGTAGCGTGTTTTAGTGTTATGCTAACAATAAAAACGCAAGATTATAATGCCCATGATTATTCTGTGTTCCGTTATTTGAAAAGTCACCATAATGGTGCTCTTTATAACAAATTTATTTGTTTTTTATAGCCTTTATGATTCCCGCGAGCTGTTCAATTCCATCAAAAGTTGATGGGGTTTTTTCATCAGTTCCCATTATGTTTGAAAATATTATCTCTTCAAATTTAGTTAGTGGATTTACCGCATCCATTCTTATTTCTTTTGAATACTCTGCATAGCTCTGGATGAACTGGCAAAGGCTTTTTCTAAGTTCAAGTTGCATCAGTTGGGCTCGGATGGAGTTAAAGTTATTTAATACCACTCTAAAGAAGTAAATTAAGATCAGCGTTAAAGAAATAATAGGAATAGAATTTATCAAATGGTCGCTTACACTCTTGTTTTGGGGCATGAAGGTCAAAGCTAACGCTTCTCCAATAATGGGTAGTGTTAGTACTGGGGCTAACAAAAAAAGGAGTCGCTTGCTATTTCTTAATTCTTGTTTTTTGATGGCGGCGAGCTCAGAGAATCCGGCGTAAAGCCCAACAAAGTTAAATGCGGTTTCATGCTTTTTTAGTGTCTCACTCAATTCTTTGACACGTTTTTCCTTTTCTTCAATGTAATTGCTGGTTTTTTCTTGAAAGTCCTTCGCTACTTTAACGGCGTCAATGAATTCACGGTAGGTTTTAACGTTGGAATGACCGATGAAATCGCGGACAATGCTTATGGGCATTTCATAAAGCGCATATTTAATTTGACCTTGGCTTGCATGGTCAAAAATTTCAAGATTATTTAAAGCAAAATCTTGTTGTACTCGAAAAAAAGCGGTGTAATTAGATGAGTCTTGGGAGATTGATGCTTCTAGTGTAAATCTAAGGCAGTCTGCAAACATTTCATTTAGATTGCTTTCTTCCATGAGACGGTTTTTAAGCTGTTCTAAAAATACATCCCCAATATATGCTATGTTGTGTTGAGTATGCTCATCCCAATATTCCCCTTTTTCCCAGAAGAACCTGAGCATTTGCAGTATTCTTTCGTTGCGCTCATGTTTAAAACCACCCTTAGCTTCTATGACTGAAAGTGTTTTAATATAGCGGTCTAATGCATCCTTTACTTTAAAATCATTAAAAAATTCCCTGAGCTCCATCACCATCTCCTTTTTCTCTTTTGTTGTGCAACCCACGAGAGAAACTTAACAAATTGGATTGGCTTCTTCTAGGCAGCATTATGGCTTTATGAAAAATCAATTCAATGAAATCTCGCGCCTACTGCGCAACATGATCCGCACCGGCGTCATCGTTTCGGTGGATACCGGCGCGGGGCGCTGTCGCGTCCAGACCGGGAAAAACGTGACCGACTGGTTGCAGTGGCTTACCCACCGCGCCGGGCGTTCGCGCACCTGGTGGGCGCCATCGGTCGGTGAACAGGTGCTTATCCTCGCCGTGGGCGGCGAGCTCGATACTGCGTTTGTGCTGCCGGGGATTTTCTCTGACGACAACCCAGCGCCGTCGGCCTCCGCTGACGCCGTTCATCTCGCCTTTCCTGACGGGGCGGTCATCGAGTACGAGCCCGCAAGCGGTGCGCTTAAGGTGTCCGGCATTCAGACGGCCAGCATCAGCGCGGCGAAATCCGCGACCATGACCGTGCCGATCGTTACCGTCACCGCCTCCACGCGTATCACCTTCGACACGCCGGAAGTGGTGTGCACCAACAAACTCATCACCGGCACTCTTGAGGTGCAGAAAGGTGGCACGATGAAAGGCAATATCCAGCACAGCGGCGGCGCGCTCACCTCCAACGGCGTGCGGGTCGATGAGCACAGTCACGGCGGCATTGAACGCGGCGGAAGCTGGACGGAGGGCACACAATGACGGCCCGCTACAGCGGCATGAGCCGCGACACCGGCATGACGCTCACCGATGCGGCGCACATCAGCCAGAGCATCCGCGACATTCTCACGACGCCGGTCGGCTCGCGCGTGATGCGCCGTGATTACGGCTCGCTGCTGTCGATGCTGCTTGACCAGCCACAAAATCAGGCGCTGCGCATGCAAATCATGTCGGCGTGCTACATGGCGATCCTGAAATGGGAGCCGCGCGTGCGCCTGTCCGGGCTGACATTTGAAACCCGCTTTAACGGTGAAATGGTCGTTGAAATCAGCGGCCAGCGCACCGACACGGGCGGCGATATTTCCTTAACCATTCCTGTGAGCTGATAACCATGCCGACCATTGACCTGAGCCAGCTTCCCGTTCCCGATGTGGTCGAGGAGCTCGATTTTGAAACCATTCTCGCCGAGCGAAAGGCGACGCTGATTTCCCTGTATCCCGAGGAGGAGCAGGACGCCGTCGCGCGCACGCTGGCACTGGAGTCTGAGCCCATTGTGAAGCTGCTTCAGGAAAATGCTTACCGCGAGGTTATCTGGCGCCAGCGGGTTAACGAGGCGGCAAAGGCGGTCATGCTGGCGTATGCCACGGGCCGCGACCTGGATGTGCTCGGCGGTAATTTCGGCGTGAGTCGCCTCGTTATCACGCCAGCCGACGAAACAGCTATGCCGCCTGTCATGGCCGTTATGGAATCCGACGCGGATTTCAGGCTGCGTATTCAGCAGGCGCTTGAAGGATTAAGCGTGGCCGGTTCAACGGGCGCGTATGAGTACCACGGCCGCAGCGCCGACGGGCGCGTCGCGGATATCTCGGTAATAAGCCCGCAGCCCGCCTGCGTCACGGTGTCAGTACTGTCACGCGAAGGTAACGGAAAAGCCTCTGAGGAACTGCTGGCCGTCGTGCGTAATGCGCTCAACGATGAAGATGTCCGGCCGGTGGCTGATCGTCTGACCGTGCAGTCGGCCTCTATCGTTGACTATCAGATTGATGCGACGCTTTATCTTTATCCCGGCCCTGAAATCGAGCCTGTGCGGGCAGCGGCCGAAACCAGGCTTCAGGCTTATATCAGCGCGCAGCACCGTATAGGGCGTGATATCCGCCGCTCGGCTATTTTCGCCGCGCTGCATGTTGAAGGCGTGCAGCGGGTGGAGCTCGCCGCACCCGTCGCCGACGTTGTGCTTGATAAAACGCAGGCATCTTTCTGTACCAGTTATCAAATCACTGTCGGAGGCTCCGATGAGTGATGCGCGCTTAATGCCGGTGGGCTCCTCACCGCTTGAGGTGGCAGCGGCGCGGGCCTGTGCTGATATCGGGAACACGCCGGCCCCGCTGCGCCGTCTGTGGGATACAGAAACATGCCCTGCCAGCCTGTTACCCTGGCTTGCGTGGGCCTTTTCTGTTGACCGGTGGGATGAGAGCTGGCCTGAAGAGACAAAGCGCGACGTTATCCGCAGCGCCTATTACATCCACTGCCACAAAGGCACCATAGGCGCGGTGCGGCGAGTGGTGGAGCCTCTCGGTTACGTCATTAACGTGACGGAATGGTGGCAAAACAACGATCCGCCGGGCACCTTTCGCCTTGATATCGGTGTGCTCGAAACCGGCATCACCGAAGAGATGTTTCTTGAAATGGAGCGGCTTATCGCAGATGCAAAGCCGGCCAGTCGCCACCTCATCGGCCTGAATATTATTCAGGATGTTGCGGGGTATCTCTACACCGCCGGCCTGAGCTATGACGGCGATATCGTTACTGTTTATCCGGGGGAAGCGAGCAGCCTATGACCACAAAATATAAAACCGTAGTCACGACGGCCGGCGCGGCGAAGTTCGCCGCCGCCCTGACGCCGGGGGGTAAGAAAGTCAACATTACCGCAATGGCCGTGGGCGATGGCGCCGGCTCACTGCCGCAGCCGGCGCCGTCACAGACGAAACTTGTTAATGAAGTCTGGCGCCATGCGCTGAATAAAATCAGCCAGGACAACAAACATAAAAATTACGTGGTGGCCGAACTGGTCATTCCGCCTGAAACGGGCGGTTTCTGGCTGCGTGAAATGGGGCTCTATGATGATACCGGTGTGCTCGTCGCTGTCGGTAACATGGCGGAAAGTTACAAGCCAAAACTCGAAGAAGGGTCTGGTCGCGCGCAGACTTTACGCATGGTCATCATTCTGTCGGACGTGGCATCGGTTGAGCTGACGATAGACAGCACCACGGTCATCGCGACGCAGAATTATGTCGATGAAAAGCTCGCGGATCATGAACAATCCCGCCGACACCCTGACGGCACGCTGACCGCGAAAGGTTTCGTGCAGCTAAGCAGCGCCACCGACAGCACCTCCGAAACGCTGGCCGCCACGCCAAAAGCGGTGAAGTCGGCATATGACCTGGCGAAAGGGAAATACACGGCGCAGGACGCTTCCACGACGCAAAAAGGGCTGGTTCAGCTTACAAGCGCGACAGACAGCACCTCCGAAACGCTGGCGGCAACGGCAAAGGCCGTCAAGGCGGCTAATGACAACGCCAGTGGCCGCGTACCGTCGGGGCGCACGATTAACGGTCGCGCCCTGAGCGAAGATATCGCCATCACCGCGCAGGATATTTTTAACGGGCAGTCGGTCAGCATCGGCAGCGCGGCAGACCTTAACGCTTACACCGTGCCGGGGCTGTATTACCAGCTTGCTAATTCGCAGGCGGCTAATGGAAAGAATTACCCGGAGGCTGTCGCGGGTTCGCTTGAAGTCTATAAGCACGCCGGTATCACGCAGATTTACCGGGTTTTCAACAATTCCCGCGCGTATATCCGCACGGCATTTAACGGCTCATGGTCAGCCTGGAGCCAGCAGTATGACGAAGCCAACAGGCCCACGGCGGGGGATGTGGGGGCATATACCAAAGCAGAGGGTGACGCCCGCTATCAGCCCAAAGGCAGTTATACCCCGGCGGGGCAGGCTTACACGAAAGCGGAATCTGATGCGCGCTTTCAGAGAGTCAACAGCGCCTCGCTTGGGGCCAACGGGTGGTTCAGGGATACCAACACCGGGCTGCTTATCCAGTACGGTAAAGTCGCCGTATCGACAAGCGGCCAGGGCGTCACGTTCCCCGTGGCATTCAGTATTGTTCCGTCGCTGTCTCTGAACGTTAACAGCGGCACTTACGGCGATACGGGGGCATCGAGCACATCCACTACAGGATTTGTGATTGTGGCCTCGCAACGTAACACTGTGGGCTGGATGGCTATAGGACGATGAGATGAAAGTATTTTTTAGCGCCACAACTAACGGTTTTTATCCTGAGCAGATGCGGGCCGATTACGAGCAACAACAGTGCTGGCCTGATGATGCGCGGGAGGTATCAGTAAGCTGGTATCAGTACCTTCTGGAATCCCAGACCGGAGGCAAAATTATCACGTCAAACGAGTACGGCCAGCCGGTACTTGCCGATCCGCCACCGCCCGACCCGGAAACGCTGAACGCGCTGGCCGCCAGTAAAAAGACCGCGCTGATGAGGGCGGCGGGCGATGCGATTGCCCCGCTTCAGGATGCGGTAAATCTCGGCATAGCGACAGACGAGGAAAAGATGCGGTTAACTGAGTGGTTACAGTACCGCGTGCTGCTTAACCGCATTGATACCAGCGAAGCGTCAGAAATTACATGGCCTGAAGCTCCTGTTTAATTTTTTATCTCTCTGTGATTGTTTGGCTGAAGACGTAATATCGAAAATGTTGGTAATAAACTTTGATAAATGATTAAGTGTTTGTCATTTGAAAAGGAGCGCTGGCAGTAATGAAACAATCACGGGGTATAATAATTTCAATTGTATTGGTTACGGCTATTTCTAGTATTTGGGCTGCAATGGTTTTTCCTGAGGCTGATCCGTTTAACGCCCTTAAGGGCGATTTCTTTACGTCAATAGTGAATGCATTGGTTGGAATGTATAAGTATACACTCCCTTCTGCCACATGGACTGTAGCATTGATTTATATGTATGACTTCTTTATGGCGCTCTCAGGAAGAAGCTCGTCTTACATGGAGGAGTTTTATAAAGAAATAAGGGCTGATTTTATATATCTTATTCCGCTGACTTTAATTCTTTTTGTGATATACACCCAAACAGATTACTCCTTTACTAATTCCACTATCGAAATTGGCATGGCCGGATTAAGTTTTGCTTTTTATGCACATGTTTCAATAGTCAAAATGTTTACTTATAGAGTAGGGCATCTTTCCTTTCCCAGGAAGTTTGTGGTGATGTTTTGTTTAGTGTGCCTGGGGTCTTCAGTATACTTTTTCTCATGGCTGGTACAGATTGCAAATGGTAATTATAACTTTAGCCAGTCTTTATGGATGCAAATAACTGTGTTGTGCTTCTCGATTTGTTTATATGTAGGTAATAAGCAGATTGCGTTTTTCATGAAGAAAGGACGAATGGAGGCTTCACCAGTTTTACTGTCTTTAATAAAAAATCTTCCGGCTTCAAATGATTTTTACCAAAAGGCTGCCGAAGCATCCGAACTGCTTAATAAAGAAATGGAGAGGGCACGCGCTATTGCAGCTCAGAAACAACGGCAACAGCATAAGGGGAAAAGAAAAAAACGCTGATCTAATAATAGGCTCTGGGCAATTTAACTATGCCATTGCTTGATCAAAAGTTGTACCAGACGCCTCCCAACCCGCATTAATAGCCCGCCACCCCGGCGGGCCTGAAAATAACACTCACCCCTAACCCCCACGGAGTTACCCGGATGAGTGATTACCATCACGGCGTTCAGGTCGTCGAAGTCAACGACGGCACGCGCGTCATTTCCACTGTTTCTACGGCAATTATCGGCATGGTCTGTACGGCCAGCGATGCCGACGCCGCTACCTTTCCTCTTAACGTGCCGGTACTGATTACCAACGTGCAGAGCGCCATCGCCAAAGCCGGCAAAAAAGGCACGCTGGCCGCCGCCCTTCAGGCTATCGCTGACCAGGCGAAGCCCGTCACCGTCGTCGTGCGCGTGGCTGAAGGCACCGGTGAAAGCGAGGAGGCGCTCACACAGACCGTCTCGAACATCATCGGCGGCACCGATGAAAACGGCCAGCTCACCGGCATGAAAGCGCTGCTGACCGCCGAGGCGGTGACCGGCGTCAAGCCGCGCATTCTCGGCGTGCCGGGTTTCGACACGCTGGAGGTGGCGGTCGCGCTTGCTTCCATTTGTCAGAAGCTGCGCGCGTTCGGCTATGTCAGCGCATGGGGCTGTAAAACTGTCTCTGACGTTATCGCCTACCGTAAAAACTTCGGCCAGCGCGAGCTGATGCTCATCTGGCCGGACTTTATCGCCTGGAATACCTCAACCAGTGCCAGCGATACCGCCTTCGCCACGGCGCGCGCGCTCGGCCTGCGCGCCAGAATCGACCAGGAAACGGGCTGGCATAAAACGCTCTCCAACGTTGCCGTTAACGGCGTGACCGGCATCAGCGCGTCGGTGTTCTGGGATTTGCAGGAGCCCGGCACCGATGCCGACCTGCTGAACCAGGCCGGCGTCACGACGCTTATCCGCAAAGACGGTTTCCGCTTCTGGGGTAACCGCTGCTGTTCAGACGATCCGCTGTTCCTGTTTGAGAACTACACCCGCACCGCGCAGGTGCTCGCCGACACCATCGCCGAGGCGCACATGCGGGCGATGGATAAACCGGTCACGCCGACGCTTATCCGCGACATTGTGGACGGCATCAACGCCAAATTCCGCGAGCTGAAAACCGCCGGCTATATCGTCGACGCGCAGTGCTGGGTGGATGAGTCGGCGAACGACAAAGAGACCCTGAAGGCCGGTAAGCTGCTGCTTGACTACGACTACACGCCGGTCCCGCCGCTGGACAACCTGACCCTGCGCCAGCGCATCACTGACAAATACCTGGCGAATCTGATTTCGTCAGTGGCTAACGCTTAAGGAGCAAAAGCACATGGCACTTCCGCGCAAGCTCAAACACATGAACCTGTTTAACGACGGCCTGAGCTATCTCGGCGTCGTGAAGTCGGTCACCCTGCCGAAGCTGACCCGCAAGCTGGAGAACTATCGCGGCGCCGGCATGAACGGCAGCGCCCCGGTTGATTTCGGTCTCGATGACGACGCGCTCTCGATGGAGTGGACGCTCGGGGGCTTTCCCGATGAGTCCATCTGGTCGCAGTACGGCGCCGCCGGTGCCAACTCGGTGGCCCTGCGCTTTGCCGGCTCCTACCAGCGCGACGACACCGGCGAAACGGTGGCCGTTGAGGTGGTCATGCGTGGCCGTCATAAGGAAATCGACGGCGGCGAAAGCAAACAGGGCGAAGACACTGAAACCAAAATCAGCACGCAGTGCACCTATTTCAAGCTCACCATGAACGGCAAGGAGCTTGTCGAAATCGACACCGTGAACATGGTGGAGAAGGTGAACGGCGTCGACCGTCTGGAGCAGCACCGCCGCAATATCGGGCTGGCCTGATGTAACCCGGTCAGCCTCTGCTGGCCGGCTCTTTTAACCTATCCATAAAGCGAGAACGTCATGACTCAAACTAATGAAAATACCGTCACCCTGGTAAACCCGGTTAAACGTGGCGAGCAGGAAATCAGCACCCTTACCGTTATCAAACCCAATGCCGGCACGCTGCGCGGCGTGGGGCTGGCCGCGCTGGCAACCTGTGAAGTGGATGCGCTGATTAAGGTGCTGCCGCGTATGACCTATCCGAACCTCACCGAGCAGGAAGTCATCGCGCTGGAGCTGCCCGACCTGATGGCGCTCGCCGGGAAGGTTGTCGGTTTTTTGTCGCCGACTTCGGAAGCCTGACGTTCCCGGAACATTTTTCGACGGACGATCTGATAGCGGATATCGCGGTGATTTTTCACTGGCCGCTGTCAGAGCTCTTTTCCCTGAGCGTGTCCGAGCTCATCACATGGCGCGAAAAGGCGCTCCAGCGAAGCGGAAACATGAATGAGTGAAAACGTAAAGCTACAGGTCTTTCTGAAGGCGGTAGACCAGGCAACGCGCCCGTTTAAGCACATCGAGACGGCGAGCAAAGCGCTCTCGGGTGAAATTCGCGGCACGCAGAAAACCCTGCGCGAGCTTAATGCGCAGGCCGGGAAAATTGACGGCTTTCGCAAGGCCAGCGCGCAGCTGGCGGTGACCGGGCAGTCGCTGCAGAAAGCGAAGGCGGAAGCGGAGGCGCTGGCGACGCAGTTCAGGAACACCCAAAAGCCGACGCTGGCGCAGGGCCGTGCGATGGAATCCGCGAAACGCGCGGCGGAGTCGCTCCAGGCCAAATACAACAGCCTGAGCCAGTCGGTTGCGCGCCAGAAAGACGAGCTCGGGAAGGCCGGGATTAATACCCGCAACCTGGCCGCCGGTGAGCAGCGTCTTAAAACCAGCATCAGCGAAACCACGGCGCAGCTTGCCAGGCAGCGCGAGGCGCTGGCCCGCGTCAGTGCGCAGCAGGAAAAGCTGAACGCGGTCAAGGCGCGCTACCAGAAAGGCAAGGAGCTTGCCGGCAGTGCCGCCGGCGCCGGCGCCGCTGCCGTGGGTATGGCGACAACCGGCATTGTGGCCGGCACCGCGCTGATGCGCCCCGGCTATGAATTTGCGCAGAAAAACTCCGAGCTTCAGGCC